GTACTCAGGCGTCATTGACTGGACAACACGCTCTGTACCATCAGGGTTTTTGACGGTCGTCACACGCTGATACTTACGACGCTTGAGCATATCATAAAGAATCTGCGGTACATGGTAGCCTTTTTCGGTGTCTTCACCAAAAGGAATGAACTTGCGAACCACACCAATATACTTATTGGAGATAGTAAGAATCTCGCCTTTGAGGTCATTTTTTGCCGGATTGTTATTGTAGATCTGGCAACGAATAAGCTTCAGGCCCCGGTGTCTCTGTACTGCTCTTATAATGCGTGTACGCAAATGCGGTGGATACTCAAGAACATCATCTGTATCCATAAGCAGCATCTTTTCTAAAGAAGGGGTTTCCCCTTTACGAGGAACTCTAGGATCCGAAGTTTTAGCTTTAGGAGCCAGAGTTTTTGTCTGGACTGCTTCTTGTTCAAGCGGATCTTTAGAGAATTTTGCTTCTTCTTCTTTGATCTTTTGAGCAAGTGTTTCTTCTCCAATATTAGGAGAATGCTTTAGACCCATTGCGTTAGCTTTTTGCTTAAGGGACTCCAAACGAGTGGGTCCGTTGTCAAAAGCATCTTCGCTCGCAGTAGCTTCTTCTTCAAAATCTTGTTCTGTGTTTTCATCAGACATTGGGTGTTTCCTGTTTCTTTGGAATACCTGCGCGAACAGCAGCGTCTTTGCTTTCGAGCAGTTTACGAAGAGCAACTGTGCGCTCTGGGTTACGTGGTGTTGTGTCAATCAGCATTCGAGCCAAATCACAAAACGGCTTAGATTTACTTTGAAGAATCTGAGGCAAATGCACATAGTGGAAATATTGCAAAATGTGGTCTGTCTCTATTTCTTTCTTTGAAAACTCAATGGGAGCTGGGTGGATTTCTTCTGACATATTACTAGTACCTCTTGGGTTATTGTCTCGGGTTACACAGAGTAGCCTGGCTAGACCACCCAAGAAAAATCTAGCCAGGCAGCGCCACCCTCGATCTCCCAAAAGAGGATGACGCTATTCTGTATTACTCTTTCGCAAGAGTCTTGATCAGAGCAAGACGCTCAGGACGCAGGATCATCGTACCATACCACCACTTGATGGAATGGAAGCCGATCTCACCGTATGGATTCGTACGGTCAGCAATATCCACGCCAGGCTTCTTGTGAATCATCTGCCACTTGACGCCCTTGCCACCAATCTGGAAGCCAATGGTCGTAAAGGAAGCTTCACCAACAACAAGCATCGGATAGATGTTGTAGTTAGTGCCATCATCACGGAAACCAGGGTTTGTGGTGACAGCTGCACCTGCACCCTCGTAGTGGAGCATCTCAGGAACCACAACAATGCGAAACTGAGCGACTGTGCCAATTTCACCATTAAGCGTGGTAGTAGCGGCTGCATACTGGTGAACGTGCACAAAAGCTTTTGCTGCAAAGGGATCAACCATCTCTTCAACAGTGGCTTGGAGCTCGTTACCGATATACATGACACGTCCACCACGAATGGTGCGCGTATCAATCATGCGGGAACCAGTAATAATCTTGGTCTCTCTTGGCGTACGGTTGTCGTCAAGAACAAGGCTAAGATTGAAGAGGTCTCTGTAGTCGACCACGGCCGGATCAGCAGACTCACCATCAACCGTGATGTCAGAGACAGCGTCACCTGCATAAGCAACGACGCCGGCACCTTCAAGAAGGTCAATTTGGAGAGCAGCTTCAGAAATCTGAACAGCACCGGAAACGAGTTCACGGTTCATATGCATCATCAGTTCTGCATCCGAATCAAAGTCGATCGATTCCTGAGAGTATTCAGTAAAGAAGCCGAGCTTCGAAATAGTACCTTCACGGATGATACGTGTAAAACCAACGCGGTTAACACGGCCACCAGATTCAGAAACTACAGGTAGTTTCGATGTGATCGTACCGACATCCTTCGAGGAACCATAAAGGTTACCGTCAGCAATAGCAGCACCAGCAGCATCAATACCCTGGTCGTTTACGTTGCGAACGTCCAGAAGTGGAACGTAATGGTAAACTTTAATCCGCTTACCATAATGCTTAGGCATCGACATAGTGTCAGCCAGGGGCATAAAATACATTTCACGACGAGCGTCGATAAGAGCCTTCTTTTGATAGAAGAACTCGTTCATTTGGCCGCCACCGACAGTCGAATCTACCGAAGGCGGATTATTATAAAGATGAGCTGCATCAGCCATGCTCTTAATCCTATGTTAATGATTGGACCGAACCATCATTAAGCAAATTTCTCTAGACCCTCGATTTTTGCAAACTCTTCGTCACTCATATTCATGACGTTAGAGAGGTCAGCTTTAGGCGTCACAACCGTCTTAACCGGGGCAATAGCTTTAACCGCGGCTGAGCTGTTAGATTGTTTCGGTGTTGCAGCTTTCGTAGCAATAATCTTAGATGGTTGAGGAGTTACTGTAGTTGGTGCGGGGGTTTGTTTCGTTAGATCAGCACTATCGCTGGTCAGGTTATTGAACGCGCCCTTATTCTGCATCTCAGTGCCCACTTGGTGGTAGGCAGTAAGGAGCGGCATATTGGCAAATTCACCTAAGGTCTTTCTGCGGTCGATCTCAGCAGTGATCAGATCATAAACACCTGATTGCTTTTGTTCGGTCAGAATCCTTAGAACATTTGGCTCATCAAGAGCCATTTTTCGGCTGGATTGGTCCCAGTCAACTCTAACTGCTTTCAAAAGAGCTTCGCCTTCAGGCTGTTCCTGAACTTCTCTAAGAACTTCTTCGAGAGCGACTTGATCTTCTGTAGCTAGATAGTTTTTAGGTTGGTACGTCTTGTCAGCTTCTTTAGCATTGTCGTCAACAACAATGTCGTAAGGATCGATATCTGCGTCACGAACAAGCTTTTTAATTGCTTCTGGGTTTTTGTTGTGAAGTTCGACAAGAAAATTAAGATCGCTGTTTGTAATACCCGCGTTTTCAAGAGTTTTTACTTGAGCCAACAAAGGTCTTACTTGCGTTTGATACTTGATATGTCCTGCGCCCATTTGCATGAGACGAATAGCTTCTTCGGGTGTTCTTGCCTGGACTGTTTTACCGTTGGCTTTAAACGGTTTCATCATCTCTTTGTAAGCAAGTACGGCCGCAGCATCATCTACTTGAAGAGGATCGTCAGAAGCGACAGCTTCTTTCTCTTCTTTTACGGGCTCTTTAGCTGGGGCTTTTTTAGCCGGCACAGGGTCTTTAATTGCTGAGTCAGCAACAACCTCTGCTTCGTTTTCTTTTTCGTCTTCTTCTGTAGAAGCGACAACTTGTTCTTTTTCAGAAAGTTGTTTTTCAAAGTCTTCGTCAGACATCTCCAGAACGTCTTCTTGTTCTGGTTCAACAACTTCTTCCTCTTCAGAAACTACTTCTTCAGTAAAAGCTGATTCTTCAAGAACTGTTTCATCAATAATTTCGTCTTCTGGATCTTTCACAACAGGATCAGCCATTAGTTAAGATCCTCCGCGTCTACATCGCCTTGACGGAGCTCATCCAGGTTTTCCTGATGTGCTATTAGCGCATCGTTAGCCTGTGTGCCCATTTGCAAAACGGTATGGAAATATCGTTTCAATGAAGCAATGCCTTGAATATCAGTAGCAATATCATCCTTCGCTGCTTTAAGCGTAGGACTAGGGCTTCCAAAGATATGGGCCAATCTGATGGCTTCTTCTCTCAAGTAGTCTTCCTCGATAATTGCCCTAAACTCGGCATTCTCCATAAGCTTGCGAAGTTGACTTGCTTTTTTAACTGCAGCATTGGCTTCTTCGATCGCCAACTCAACTTCTTGGATTTCTCTCTCTAGTCCGGTCATTTGGGTGTTTCCTATATTCTTGGGTCTTTAGTAAACAATAGTCTTACTGTGGGAGAACTTGATTCGGGTCAAGTAATTCTTGTCCTGGAGGAACTACTCCTTCTGGTGGTGGAAGTGTTGGGGCTTGTGGTGGAAGTACACTTACTGGCTGATTACTTGCCGCGGCCAGTTTCTTTGTGAGTTGGTTGAAACCAAGTGCTTCTTCCAAATTCAAAGGCCCGTCTTCAGGCTTACGCTTATCAACCATGGCTTTAGTGATTGCCAAATCTTGGTTGCCACGAGCCTGTTCAGACTGTTTTTCCATGTCTTGCTGATGAGCGATACCTGAACCAGCCATCTCTGTTGCAAGATCTGTACTGTCTGCATCAGCTTGGAATTTCTCAGCCTGAGCGTTGTTTCTGTTAATCTCACTCTGAATTTTACCAATCTCGAGTTCAATCTTTTTAAGCTCAAGTTGTTTAAGGGCTTCCTGAACTGGATCTGGTTCTGGCTTGTAAGTCTGAATTTGGTTAGCAAGCTCAGGCATTTTTCTAAGCTTAGCAGTTTTAGCCAAGATCATTTGAGTAAAATCAAGAGGTAGTGTCGACACTGCAGTCTGTAGCATAAACGACAGATCTGCAGCTTTGCGCTCGTCGATCTCAGGAGTTGAAATATCAATGATGAGATCAAACTGCCCCTCAAGATCTTCTCTTTTAATTTCAACAAAAGTTTCGTTTGTTACGCGAACAGTCTCTCTCTCACTGAGAAAGACTCCGTTCATAGCAATGATTTTGATAGCAGCTTGCTTAAACGCTTCTGCGAGACGACGAAGAATATCCATCTCTCTTTTAGAAGCTGCATCCAAAGTACCACGAATACCTGCAGCTACATCACCAAAGCCTTCTCCCGAAATACCACCAGAGAATGCTTTGACACCTGTAAGACCTTCAGCTTCTTGGTTTTGAGCCACCAAAAGCTCAAGCGCAGAACGAGGTATTTCAGGATATTTATGTTGAATCAGGCCTGAGTTTGGATTGGTCGACGGGTTAAATTCGTAGTCTTCACCGCTTTCAAAACGTCTGCGGTTAGTGATATCCAACATACCTTTTTGAATGCCCTGCTGAGAGTTAGCAGAGCGACCCAGCAGATCAATCATACCTCTTGTGAGAGCACCAGAAATAGCTTGATTGTCTTCAAGCAATTCAGCATCTGGCTCACCAAATACAGATCTCTTTTTAGGAGAGTAACTAGCAAAAACGTAAGGAGGTCTTTGGTCTGGAAACGGGTTTAGTTCCATTCTGATGAATTGGTTGTCGATCCAGGTAGCAACAATAGGTTCAAGCTCACCTGTACCGTTGATGTCAGCCAAACCCCAATACTCATACGCAACAATGCGCTTACGGGCTTCATCATCAAAATTGAAATCTTGGGGTGTTGTTGTGCCGTGCTCTGTTTCTGTAAGCAGATCAGCACTGGCAAAACTAACAGAACCAAGGTTCTTATAGCGGCCGTCTTTCATGAGCTCTGCTTTTGAAGTCTCAAAAGACTCTACGATAAAAGCAGCTTTTTCTGGGTCTTCGCCGCATGAAGGATCTATGTAAAGGTTCTGATAATTAACCACTTTCATAGTAGGGTGGTTTTTTATAATCTTCTCTTGTTCAGCTTCTTCTTCACCTACTTGAACAGCCCATGCTGCTTGGCCTTGCTCTTGAGAGAACTCAATGCTGGCAATGATTGCTGGGTCCATCTCATAAAAAGCTTTAGGATTTGCGTCTTTCAGCTCCAGGGCTTGCATCAAAGCTTGTTCTTCTGGGGTGCCTTCCATGACTTCAGAGTATTGATAGATCGGAACCATAACAGTTTCGACTTCAACTTCTCTAGTCCAGCCAGGACGGAATACTACTGTGCCCTCATCTACAAAGATTCGAACCGCTTGGTTGACCAAATTAACTGGATTGATCTTGGTTCTGAACTGCCAGTTTAATAGAATAGCATTTTGAGAAGCTGCTGCAGTATCTTCAAAAGTTCTTGGGTTTACTTGGAAGATATCTTCAGAAGAGAGAAACGGTTCAGACAAAGCTGAGTATCTCCACTCTGCTTGTCGACGTACTAGCTTAGGTCTTACAGATGATTTGCCGCGGCGTTTGGCGGGCTGAACACCACCGTTTCTAAGAATCTCCCATCGATCGATGTCAGATACGTGAGTGTCTCTAAACGGTTTAGCAGCCCCAAGATCTTTTTTAAGATCAGTAATAGACGGTTCGTTGACCCAATCAGTGAGTTTTACTACGCCTGGACTCTGCTTATTAGACTCTCTTAACTGTTTAGCGTTAACAGTACTTATATCTTGTTTACTTTGAAGGTCTCTACCATTGACAATGGAGCTGTCATCAGAATCTAGGATATCTTGATCAGCCATTGGTGGCCCTCGAAGTTATGAGCAATGTTTAACAGGAATAGTGCTGTAACTTTTTAAAGTAAAGCCTAAGAACTAGTATCGAATTCTTCAGCTATAACGTAACTTTTTCCAGGAACTTCAGAACTTGGAAATATACAATTAAAAATATGGTTTGTTGAAAAGAGATATAAGCCCGCCAGCTCTGTCGAATACATCAATACGTGTTCGTTAGGAAGCTCTGCTGGAGTTCTATACATAACCTATCCTTTATACAAAAAAAGGTACGAACATTTCTGCTCGTACCTTCTCTCATAGGCTAGTTCTGGGGGGAGGCCTAGCCTTTAAGCCCTGCAAGGATCGCGTCAATTCTGTTTCCGCGGTCTTTAATTTTAGCTACTTCAAGTTTGAAGTCATCACCGACAACACCGCCTTTAGTGCGAACAGCTTCCATTTCGACAACAACACCATCCAATTCAGCAAGCAGTGCTGAATAAGAAGCAGAGCCAAACTTAACGCCTGTCAGTACTTTACCAACAATTGCCAGTCCGTCTTTGACAAATGGTGTTTGGTCACCAAGGACCGACTCAAGCATACGGAGAATGCCAACAGCACGTTCCGCAGTTTTAATGATTGCAGCTAGATTAGCCATTAGTTTAGGGCTCCTACATTAGTGAGGAAGTTATCAACATCGGTCCGGATTGGGTCGTATGCGGCGGAGAGTTTGCCTGCTACTTCAGCTGCGGCAAGGAGCCATTCAGCGGGAGCTTTAGGGCCTAGTTCACGAATTCGAGCATCGATGTCAGCGTACTCTGCGCCAATTTGGCCAGCAGCAGTCACTGCAGGTCTTAGAGTTTGCTCGACCGGGATGATCTTAGCACACGCATCACCTTCGACAGTGTCTGGGAGAGCAGGGCCACAAACAGTGATGATTGTGTCTTGTGCGGCACCAAAGGCTTTAATCGTGGTCAAAGCCGTTTCAGCAACACTACCAGAGTCCGCATAAATGTTTGGCGGAGCACGCATATCTGTAAAGCTATTACAGCCAGAAAGAACTAGGGCAACAGACGCCATAGCCATTGCGGCATTCTTCTTTAGAAATTCAAACATTAGATATGTTCCTCGTTTGGGTTGGTCTACTAGCAAAGCGGGTATTACCCCTCTAAAAGCATTTTGATCATTTTACCAGACCTAATTGGTCCAACGTCTCTTGCCCATTTAGAGTTCTGAAACCCTTTGGCCGCAGTCAAATAATCTCTTCTTTGGATTGCCGGCAAAGTATTTACAAAAGACAATAGACCAGAAGTCTTGGACCCAATACCCATATTGTAGCACAGCTCTACCATCAGACGCTGTCTCACAAGAGAGAGTTCTCTCCACCAGGGCAGGTGTTCATCTAGTTGCTGAGCGGCTTTTTTAAGGCGATTCTTGGCAAGATAAATTGCCTCTTCTTTTGTGATCCCACCACCACGATTTTTATCGATCATGGTTCCAATACCAATAGTGACAAGTTTCTTAGTGTCTAAATAGGCATGAAGAACCAGACCTTCATTATCTATTAGATCTTCCATAAGAAGATCGTCTTGATATGTAGAACCAAGAATAGTGTCTATTGGGGGTACAGAAGCAGGTTTAACCTCAATAGTAGTATATTGAGGTTTTTGTTTAGATTTAAAGAAAAATGAAAATAAGCTCATTAGCGTTTACTTTTTTTGAGTTTGATTGGGGGTTTCTGCCCCATTACCGCCGCTGTAAGAGCTGTCTGTGGTTGATGCACAGGCAGATACAAATACCAAAAAACCAATAACAATGTATTTCATAAGACTTATTCCTTTGATGTTTGATAAAAGATTAACTTTCCCAAAAAAGTCCACCACCTTTAGTGTATTGAATCGATTTTCCTGCTGCATCTGTAATTGTTGATACTACAAGATATTCAACAGATTTAACAGGTGTTTGGGAACCTGCTGATATAGAAAACGTAGCACTTGTTGGGCTATTTAATGTAACGGAAATGTTGTTCAGATTTGCTGTTTTGACTAGCTGATGTGAGTATGTGTATGGAGCAACACCACCTGTTGGTGTTAGCGTGATCGATCCAGTGTTGTTAGTTCCTGTGCCTATCTTAACTTTTACGTACACACCTGAGTGTGTAACAGACATTGATGCGCCTAATGCGCTATTTCCAAAGTAAACTTTACCATCTGTCGCCAAAGCAAAAACACCATTTGTTTTTGTTTCAGAGTTAAGAGCGACAGAGTTGAGTCCATACCACTGCAAAAGAGTGTTACTTACTCCAAATGGGCCACCATACCTAAATCTGTATTCGCCTGCGATTGTGTAAAACGTGTCTTTTGTTGATTCAAACGTAGTGGCTGTGCCAAGGTCAAGAGCGTCTGCTCGAAGCTTAATATTAGCTGCTGATAGCTCAATCACACTGCCGTAGGTTGTTCCATCTTCTAGACTAACAAAAGCGCCTACACCACCCCCGCTAACAGATATGCTGTATTTACCCGCTAAGTTACCTTCAATATCAGCAAGCGTTGAAGCTTGAACAGACACTGTTGAAGAAAGCCCTCCAACAGTGGAGCTTAGTGTTGTAACAGTGCCTGCTATAGCTGAATCCGCAGAAGCTCTAGTTGAAGCTTCTGTAGAGATGCTCGCAGAGATGCTTGCAGATAAGGCAGTATCAGCCAAAGCAAACTGAGAACGAATAAGCGTTCTGTCTGTGGCAGCTGCTGAAATTGCAGTAGTTCGAGCAGTTTGCTCTGTCAAAATATCAGCACTAAGCAAAAGATCGGCTGCTTCAAAAGCACTTTCAATTGTGAGTATAGACGCAGCAAGGGCTTCGTCTTCAGTTACATAAGCCAACTCAATAGAAGTAACTGACGCGTAATTAGCGTTATTTGATACTTGAAGTGCGTTAATTTGGGTCGCTTGGTTTAGACTAACCGCGGACAAACTATTTATTTGAGAGAGCTGACTTGCGCTTTCAGCCGTAAGAACCAATTGCTGTGCTGCTGTATCAAACGTGACTGTTTGGAGTTCAATAAGTGAAGCAGCAGTGTCTTCTCCTACAGCTTCAAGAGCGGTGATTCGGCCTATTGTTGTCAGGTTTGAAAAAACAAACTCGTTGAATGCAATTTCGTTGACATCAAGATCATCACGTAAACCATCAAGCAAAAGATCAATAGAATCTAGACGACCATCTGGATCAAAAAAAGAAGGTTCTAGCCCTGCAAGAGCCGTGTTCACTACAGCTTGAGCCAAAGAACCTATCTCAGCATTTGTTCTAGGTGTCGGAAGTAGTAGATCTACCTGAGCCAGGATGCTTGTTTCCAAAGCAGTCAGTTGAGCTTGAACCGCTGTGACATCAGCATTGTATGCAGCCAGTGTTGTATAATCTGAAAACTTATTTGTATTAGCTAAGATTGCTGCGTCCGCGGCAGCTAAAGCTGCCACGTTCGCAGCAATCCCATCAATTAGCACTTGGTGAGCAGCAACATCAAGAAAGCCTGTAGAACCTATTGGACCTATAAGACTTTCGAGCCATTCAGCTGGTGTACCAACAAAGCCTTCAACCAGAGCCAGCTCATAAGCATTGGCTCCCTGGAAAATAGTAATGTCTTTAAGAATATGGTGATCGACGTTCTCATCTGAGAGAAGCGTCAAGTTACGATCGAGGTTGAAAAGACTCTCGAGATAATAACTGACATGAGCAATTTGAGGTAAGAGAGCTCTTACCTCCTCGATCTGCGCCCACATATTACCAAGACGCTTATCGACGAGTCCTGATGGATTAGCAAAAGGACTGGACGTTGGTCTCATTAAATAAACCCTGCTTTATCAAGCTTGCTGTTAGACATGTTTGCGCTGACTGAGATGCTGTCTCTGATCTCAGACTGCATCAAAGCCATTTCATATTTTTGATGAAGCAATGCGCTTCTTGCGGCGTTGGCTGGACCGTTTATGCCTTCATAGATCTTAGAAGCACAAAGTAGCACAAGTACATCCTCCAAGGCAGGAGGCACATTGATAACAACGTCTGGGTCACCTTGGTTGGCTCCAGTACCAAAAGGGGCTGTGAGCACCGGGTGCAGAGCCTGGAAGATAACGTAGAACTGTTCGGTTTGTTGGTTGGAGCCAATCTGAAGACAATCGTACTGAGGCGTGAAGACCGACAGCGGCTCTTGGGTTTTGTTTAGGTACAGCTGCCGGCCAAACGCATCATAGACAGCAAGGATCTTGGCAATCCGGCCGTCAAAATCCTCGCACATACTATCATCAATGTAGAGTACAGGCTGAGCACTGCCCACATTACTCATGGCAAATTCATAACGCAAATAATAGTAAGAAATGTCTAGTTGGGTGTTAATCAGGACTTCTCGAGTTTTGAGTTCAAACCTCGTGAACAAGTCTTTCATTGCTTTATTGAGCTGCATCAGAACACCGGGCATATTCTCCTCTCGGATGAGCCCTGTGTTCAAATCTCCCATTTTGAGATTAGAGACTTCTCCGTATGCCAGTCTGGAAATAAGTTCGCTTGTGAGCAGCTGAGACATGAGAACACCCTATTAATGCATAATGCGGTTTAATTCTCATACTATGTACGAGTCAATGAAAGAAGAGGTATCGCGTGAATCGTCTCCAAACACAACATCACGCTCTTCTGCAATTCCAGCCGACTCTGTTGGGAGCCAGGCATTAAGCTCTGGAAGCATCGAAATCGTATCCAAAAAGTCATCTTTACCTTTGATGCCGCTTTGGGTCGCTAAACTTAACTCAGATATGGCTTCTGCCATAATAGGGGTTTCTCTCAGTTCAGCAGGAAAAAAGATCTTTCCCGCGGCAAACAGAGGAACCACCAAGTTAAATCTTGAGAGTTTGTTAAGGATTGGCCTAATCCCAGGTGTTCCTTTTTGCATGGCAAAACTGAACCAAGCACTTCGGGTCATCATTTCGTTTTGGAGCCATTGAATGAATGCATTCTGCTGGCCGCTGATCTCTACACCTACGCTTTGGGGACTGTAGATCGCAACAAACCTAAACAAGTCGTCGATGCTTACATTCATCTTTTGGCGCTTACAGATGCCGTCGACCCAGAACCAGTCACCATTATTGTTGATCGCCCACACAGATATGACTGTGTAATCTGAGGTTTCTTTGTCTGAAGTGGCAAAGTCAGTGGTGATGTAGAAATTAAATGCGATTTTTCTTTTAAGAAGAGATTTTCTCGAGTACCACTGGATTTCGTTGTCTTGGACCAGTCGTTCTTCTTCTGAGCTAATCCGCAGCATAAGTTCTTGGTTGAAGCTGCTGATTTTGCCTGTTTTTACTGAGTCGTTGTATTGTTCCACAACGTAATCATAAGAAAATCTGTCTTCCCAGGAACCAGCAAATTCTTCTCGCGTACATGGGAAGGATTCACATACTGGCCAAACGTTGACGTCCCAGGCTCCGGACTCCACTGCTTGGTATAGAATATCCATCTTGTTAAAAGGAGTTCCATTAAAGATGATCTTTCTTTTGGTGGGGTCGAGAGCATATTCGATGCCTTTGTAGACGGTGTCTTCAATTGCGGCCATTGAAGCTTTAGAGCGTGCATCTTCATCTGAGACCAAGTCATCAAGCACTGCTAGCTTTGGGCGTTTGGCAAAGATCTTCGTACCGCGAATGCCTGTCTTGGCACCAAACATCTTGATACCAAACTTCTTACCGTCTTGGTTTTCGTATTCGATATAGTTATCAGTGAACTTGGCTTTAGGTAGGTATTCCTGAAGGAACTCAGAATTGTAGTATCTAAACTCAATATTTTTACGAGCGGATTTAACGCCGTTATCCATTGAGTCTGACACGTAGATCATCGAGTCTAGCTCACCAAAATTAGGAAGCTCTCTAAAGATAGCCAGATAGAAATTCAGGTATTCAAAAAACAAAGTGGTCTTGGCGATACCACGGTGACACAGATTAGCGACTTTGCGTTTGTCACTGACCATTTTGTCTAGCATCTTCAAGTGAACCACAGGGGTTTTATGAGACTCCCCTTGTCCGCCATTCACCAGTTTAACAAAGTTCATAAAAGAAAGAGCAAACGCTGAAGGTACGTATGTGCCGTTGTTTAGATGCTCATAGTCGACGGTGTCTAACCAATCATCGACAGTCTTTTTCCTGACAGATTCAAACTTTTCTCTGTCAATCAGGTCTGTGTGTTCAGACATTAAATTTGGTTACCTTCTGCATCAAACAAATCAGCATGAGCAATTGTCTTTGTGGTTTCGCCGGCTTGGATCTGCTTAGCTTGGTGTGACGCAACTTGCATCATGACATTCTTAAGCTCAGAGATGCCTGAGTTATCTTTGATGTTAACGTCCATCTCAATCTTGCTTGTTTCGGGGCGTTTAAGTGCATTGAGAATCGAGTTAGCAGCTTCACATTGAACTTTCTCACTTTGAGCATGAATCATGAGATGAGCCTGTTGGTTCAGGGCTTGTTGGTAAAGATCCTGATTCAGAATACACGCAGGGATTACTGCTTGTTCCAGGATAATGTTTACAAGCTTATTTTTATGATAGGCTGCTACAAAAGCACTTATGTGCTTGTCGTCTTTACCGTCAGCACGCATTTTACGTACACGATCGGGAAACGTAAGCCCATACGCATCTTTGTTTGAGTAGCCCATCATCTTGTAAGTGACGTATGCGCAAGCCTCAAGATACTGCTCAACCTTAAACTTACCGTCTTTCATGACGGAAGCGTAACCTACAAAATTATCCCGGATCTCATCAGCAACAAGTGGATCCAAAGAAATTGAATTGATCTTGTTGACCAATTCATCTGAAACTTTGATCTTCAATTGAGCAGGAAGTGCTTTTCTGATGTCTTCTTTTGTGAAGGCATTAGTGTCGTCTACGAGTACGGATTCAGGGCTAGGGGAAGAAGATGTAACCATCTTTCTTTCGAGTCCGGCTGCTTTAAAAATATCCATACGGCTAGTAGACATCAATCATCTTCCCATTAGTGTTTAGGCTCTATTGGGTTATGCGTAACTATAACCTTAACTTTTGACAATACCCAAGAAAGACACCCAATGATTAATTTTAAGAATCCAAACGATATGCTGCCATCTGAGATGGCCACTTACATTGCTGCACTGCACAATGAGATTGAGATTTTGGCGAAGAAAGCTCTTGTTTTTAAAGACGCAGATACTTTTGCAGCAGCCGGTAACACTGGAAGCTACGGCACAAAAGAAGAGCTATTAGAGGAGATGGATATTGGTGAGGTAATTGAAGCAGTGTCTTTTAAGAAAATTGAACAATCTTTTGTTGTCAAAATCTCTAAAGAACGTATCGACAATTACCCCACCAGAATCGAAGCTGAAGCAGCAGGTATGCTACACAGCGTTTAGATTTTTAGTTTAGGAAACCCTGTCAGAGGATCAATTTCTCTTTCAGGGTTTGCTGGAGTTGGAACAGGCTCTTCACCAAAAAGATCACCTGGCTCGGCATTCACAGCCGGTGTGGTGACATTGTCAACAATATCTACTGGATCCAGTTCAAGAACGTCTTCGACTGGTTCAGTCACTTTGATGGCCTCGGCCAAAGCGGCCGCAATTTCTGCATCAGAAAGGGCCTGAGCTTCAGCCTCAATTTTAGCCTGCTCTTCGGCCTCCGCTTTAGCAACAGCCTCAACCTCTTTAAGAATACGCTGGATCTCTGCAGCATCGGCCGCTTCTTTTGCAAGACGCTCAGCTTCAAGACGAGCAAACTCGTCTTCAATAGCTTTTTGTGCAGCAGCGGCTTCTTCTGCAATACGCTTAGCTTCAGCTGCGGCAGCTTCTTCAGCACGACGAACTTCAGCCAGTCTTTCGGCCTCGATCGCAGCGTCTGTGTTGGTGACCAAGTCAGGAAGCTGGGTCAGGCTTTTAATGAAATCAGCCAGACCTGTCAGAGCAGTGGTGAGCTCTGCCTGTTTAGCCATAAGTGCATCCTGGGCAGCTAGACGAGCAGAATGTGCATCGACAGCTTTTTCAGAATAGATTCTTGTGTCTTCTTCGTGTGTGGCGATTTCAGCAAGAATTGCATCCATCTCCTGCCCAAATTTTGCATAGTTTTTCATGTGATCATCGTCTTTGTTAACAGTACTTTTGCTAAACAGTCTCATTTGGGTGATCCAGCCATTCTTAAGTTATTCGCGCATCAGGTGAAGTTATTTGTTTTGTTTTTAATGACTCCGGTGTCAACAAATCTTTGGGGGTTGACACTCCAAAAAAATCATTAGTAAACCTTGAGCTTCTTTTTTGTCCTTTTTTCTTAAACAACACAGGAATTCTTTTACTATACAGTTTAAGAGTATTATATTACTTAAGGCGGCAGCTTAGCCGTCGTCCGGAGGGCCGCAGGCCCGACAGGGCGTAAGGCTAAGGTGACGCCGTTAATAGAATAAAAGGATTTAATTATGACTATACTGTCTGATAATTATCTTACTGATAGCCATAGTGAGAATTACCTAAATATCCCTTCTCCCATCCCTGGGGTGCCCGGCCAACCCAACTCTACCAGCATTAATTATATTCTGCGTAAGGCTTTTGAGACACTTGCGGCGATGGAGGCTATTCAAGCCGAAGTTCTTAGCTTGGATCTCTCAAGTATTGATATCGCAGCATATCCTGCCAGACCGTAGCGGAGAGTCATCATGGGTCAGCCACAGCCTACCGATATTTTTGGTATTAAAGTTGGGGCAACCCAAGGAACTGCAGGAACAGGAACCGCTTACAGCGTCCGTTGGTCTGAAATGGTTGCCGCAATGGGAGCCGATTACGCTACTGTTGCTCAGGGTAATTTAGCCGTTTCTGCTCTTCAGTCTGAAACTAGCCACGCAGATGTTTTGGTAGATGGTGATTTTACATCAAATGGCATCATGAAGCGTACAGGCGCTGGTGCTTATGGGATCGTTACTGATAATTCTAGTAACTGGGACGCTGCTTACAGTTGGGGAAATCATGGATCTGCCGGTTACATCACAGGATACACTGTTACAGAATCTGATGTGACATCTCGCCAAAGTGCATTGGTAATCGCGCAGTCTCAAGTCACGGGACTTACATCTAGCCTGTCAGGCAAAGCTGCCGCATCTCACGTACACAGCGCAGACGACATTATTTCTGGTGTTCTAGACATTGCTCGAATACCTCCAGCTGTGTTTGCTGCGCCTACTGTCTCTACCGGAGACGTCGCAGATCTGAATGCAAGTCAACAATCAGCAATAATCGAAGGCTCTCATGTTGTAACAACAGATGGCAGATCTTGGGTTTATTCTGGAACTGGAACCAAGACCCTTGAAGCTTCTTACATAGAACTTGGAGATGTCACACCTGAATGGTCTGTAATTGCCAATAAGCCAGCTAGTTTCACACCATCAACGCATACCCACGCAATCACAGATGTTACAGGTTTTACAAACAACTCAGGTAATTGGGATACGGCATACGGCTGGGGAAACCATTCAACTGAAGGATATCTGAAGTCTCAAACATCCCATGCCGACGTTGTCGTTGACGGTGATTTTACATCTAACGGTATCCTTAAACGAACTGCTTCCGGTGTCTACGGAATCGTTACCGACAATAGCGGTAACTGGAACACCGCTTTTGGATGGGGAAACCATGCCTCTGCCGGGTACGCCTCATCTACCCATACTCATGCGGCCGGTGATATCACTAGTGGTACAATTGCTTCGGCCAGACTTGGCTCAGGTACAGCTGATGGAACTACATTCCTAAGAGGTGATGGAACGTGGGCTGTTCCAGCTGGTGCCAGCGATGTGTCTGGCCTGGCCTTCTCCCCTAATCAGGTGAGCAGCACACAGGCATTCTACGACCCGTCAGACCTGAGCAGCCTTTACCAGTCGAGAACTGGTGGTGATATTGTCAGCGCAGACGGTCAGA